AGTCCACTTTTCTTTGAACCAACGTTTAAGAGCTGCACCTTTCTTTGTCTTTCTAACTGCCACTACTTCTTCTTTTTACTCTTACCAGCTTTCTTCTTTCTACACTTAGCAATCATACCACTAGCATAAGCAGAAGGAAATACTTTATGAGCTCTTTTAGCTGCATAATAACAAGAGTCTTTTTTACTCTTAGTTTTTTTCTTTTTTTTAGATCCTCCTTTTCTGAAAAATGCTAAAACCTTTCCTGCATCAGTAGTATTTGCCATGTTATTTCATTTTATAACCACCACACTTCATTGAACCACCATTTCTAAGTTGTCTTCCTTGAATAGTTCTAGGATTGTTAGAATACTTAGGCATTCTTTTGCCACAACCACAGCCTCCACCATGTTTCATCATTTCCATGATAACTTGTGGGCTACTCTTACCTAGCATTTCATCTCTCATTTTATCATAGTAAGCCATATCTTTTATTTTGGATAGTTTTTATTTCTTCTTGTTGCCTTATAGCCACCGTTACCATATTTATTAGCCCCGCCTTTACCATATTGCATCATGTCTGTTTCTTGAGCCATGCCTAGCTTAGCTTTTTTTACCATGCTACCATATCCAGATTTTTTAAGATCATTAGATCCTTTACCATCCATTGCATAACTAGGAACCATTTTACCTCCTGGACCCATTACCATTTTTTTATTTGCCATTATATTTTATTTTTTAAATTTAACTTTTCCAATATTTTTCACATGATTCATTTAAATCATCTAGTATGTCTTCATTAAGAGGGTTTTTTAAGTATTCAACTACATCAGAAACGTTCCTTCCTAATATTACATTCTTTTTACCATGATAAATATGACCATCACTTTTAGTCACAATAAACTTAAAGAAAGAAGAATCTTTTACAATTGATCTTAATTTAAGATTTTCCATATCCTGGTTAACAGTTTCTAAGAAAGAATTAACAGATCTCTCCATATTAGATTCTGCACCTTCTCCATGTATATACTCATCTAAATTATCATACAACACATCTAAAGGTGTGGATCTTTTATATTGAGTACTATTTGCATCTATTACTTTTGCTACATACATTAGCTTAGTACTATTCTTATCAAATAACTTTTGTAATTCAGCTAATGCTTTATTACGTAATTTTTTATATTCAGTTTTACTAGATACCGTTTCTGCATCTTTATCTAAATAAAACTTAGGAGGCTTTGCTTTACTTTTTGCATCCTCATAGCTTTTAGCTACTAGTGAAAATCCACCTGCCTCAATAGCATACATTTTTATTCTATCATAAGGATCATTTACATCTAGGAATATTATTGTATTTCCTACAGTTAATTCTATCTTATTCCAGAATTCTGAGTTATCAGGTTTAAGCAATTTTACCTTGTTCCAAAAGTCTTTATCTTCTGGATCAATCATATTTGCTGCAAGTTCTTTTTCTAATTCAGAAACAGCAACTCTAATTTGTTTTATTTTAGAATCCCTAATATCTGAGTTTAGTTTTTTTAACTCTGGTGCAAACTCATTAAGACCTGTTAGATATCTAGAAATACCGTTTATTTCTATACATGCTAATTGTTCTTGATGAGTAACTCCGTCAAATAGACTTAACCCATAATTTTCTAAACCCATATTTTCAACTCTTTGATCAAAGTATGGTTTAATTGATACTTTTGAATTTCTAGTTTCTGTTGGTGTTTCCACCATTGTAAAATCTGTTTTTGCCATTGGTTTTATTTTTGTTGGTTATTATTTTGTTGGTTATTAAAAAAAAAAGGGAGAGGAAAAGCCCTCCCCCTTTTAAGAATCTATTGTTTAGATTAGAATGATCCTCCAGTAATTGGGTTTCTCATTACAATCTTCAATACCTTAGTTGGGTCTTTTACCCAGATAGCTGGCATTGTTTGTGACATCATAACTCTGTATCCATTGAATTGACCAGAAGACTGGAATCCTTGGCTACGTCCCATGTAGTCCATTGTACCATTTTGATACCACCACTTTAATTGATTATCCCAAGACAACTTCAATAAGAAGATATTGTCATTAGTATTATCAGTGATGTCAAAGATAATGAATGAATAAGAAGATAATGGGAAACCATCAATGATTGGGTTCTCAATATCATTAGTATTTACATTATCAAATGCTGGGTTAAGTACAAACTTAACGTTAGCTAAGAAAGGAATTACATAAGAAGTGTAAGCAAAACCAAAGTTAAGATCCATTCCTTTACCAGTAATTGCTCCTATATCAGCAGCTTGAATTACAAGTCCTGAAGCAACAGCATCACGTTTGATAGCCTCATTAACCATTCTCATTCCACCCATACCAGTTTGAACAACTAGTGATCTACTTGGATCTGGACCCTGGAATTCAACTTTACCGTTAAAGAAGTTATAAATCTCAGAACGGAATAAGTCAAGGTTGAAGTTATTTTTGTTATACACTCTTTTGAAAGAGTTATCAAGCTGAGCCCAAAGACCTACAGATAATCTTAAATCATCTGGTCCATCTTGTCTAACTCTACCACCCTTACCCCACATAAGGTAAGACTCAATATCACTTGCTACCTTAGAAAGGTGTGCAGCTTCCATTGAAGTAAGGAAAGATCTAGAAAGGTCACCATTATCAAATGCTCTTTTAACTTTATCTTTACCCATAGTTTTTACCATATCTTCTAATGAAGCTACAGAAGGATTCATTGCATCACCTGATGTTCTCCAGATTTCAGTTACAGGAACTGTACCATCTGCATTCATTCCTCCTTTGATCATAAGATCAGCTCTAGAAGAAACTGAATAGTGAACGTGTGCTTCTGCTCCACCTACATAGTTGTAGAATTCACGGAAACCTGTAGCTGTTCTGATGTCAGAGAATCTTTCACCATACTCACCACGAGCAGAACCTTTTCTAAAGTACTTAGTACCATTTGCAAGATATGCTTGGTCTAAAGCTGCTGAACTATTGTTATTAACAAGTTGTACAGTATAGATGAACCCATCACCTACAGGAAGAATATCTTCTTCTGTAATGTAAAGTTCAACACCATTATACTTGTCATAAGTAATAATATCACCATGACCAAACTCTCTACGAGAAAGTTTAATTCTGAAAGTAGTTCCATCTACACCAAGAACTGCCCCGTCTTCCATGATATTTTCTATAATATAAGGTAGATCATTGGAAACAGGTGTTTGCCATTTATACTCTCCACGAGCATTGTCTACTTCAATTACATTTTTACCACCAAAACTTGACATTTGGTATAAAGGCATTTCTACCTTTTGTGTCATTGCCCACAAATCCACTGGACCTAAGTCCATTGGCTCTGCGTCTTTAAGCATATTCACCAGGTGGTACGAATCCACATGGGAACTTGCATCATAAGCTGTATCCCTTAGAAAGATACCATTGTTTAATACTGGAGTTGCCATTTATTTATTTGTTTTTATTTGTTTACTAATTTAAAATCTTTTGAACATATTGTTCTTTTTATTGCCAGTAGATCTTCTACTAACTGTTCTTCTACCTGTTGAAGGTTTATCTTCTTGTCTATTAACAGAAGATGCTGCTGATTTTTGTTGTTCAGCAGTTTTTAATTGTCTTACTGTTTTTTCTACAGCTGTTTTAGACCCTACATCTCTAATCTTTGTTTTATATCCTTTTGGGTCTGCTAATAACCAAAGTGCCTCAGCTATTAAATCATGCCTTGGCTCTACAAACTGATACTTTTCTAATAAGTGACCTAATAAATTTGTAGGTTTACCAGATATAGAAGGATAGCTTGGTTGAACTAATCCTGAAAATAATAGACCTTGTGTTTTCTTATCTAATTTCACACCATCTAATTCTCCAATTGCTAACGTATCATAAACATTATCTTGATATGCTTTTGCTTGAGTCTCTTGTTGCTTTTTCTTTTGCTCTTGTTCAGCTAATTTTCTAGCAACAATTTCTTCCTGCATAGCATCTAACTTAGGTTTAAATTGCTTTGCTTTCTTTTCTAATCTTTCAAGGTCTGCCCAATCTTGGATTTCTGCTTCTATTTCTTCAGGAGTTCCAAATTGGGTAGCGTGTAAATACTGTCTTGCAATTTCAGCTTGGTGTCTTTCTTCAGTTGGATTTAAATCCATAGTTTCTTCCACCTGTGCTAATGTTCTAAAAAGACTTTTTAAGTCTTGTCCTCCATCAGCAACATATTTAGCTGCAACTTGCAATTCAGCAGGTAGTGCTTCAAAAAACTCTTTAGGTGTATCTTGTCTAATCTTATCCTCCCTTTGCTGGAAGTTTACTTCAAACAACTCTCTAAAGTCTTTAGTAGAATACTCATCAATTGGTTTATCATCATCAAATGGTAAAAGAGTTCCTTCTTCTATCATTTTATTTGCTAAATCCATCAACCCATTTTTATCTAATTTAGGTCTACCAGTAGATGATCCAGTTTCTTCTTCAGCAGTAATCATTTCATCAAGTTCAGCTATAGTTTCTTCAACTACTTCTTCACTTTGATTATCTGACACTTCTTCTTTACCAGAAGTTTCAACAGGTTTGTCAATGAACGTTGTATCAAATTCTTTCTCTTTAGAAAGAACTGTTGTTTTCTCATTAGATGTTTCTTCTTCAGGTAGCATTATACTTTCTGCACCTGGTTGAGGAAACATCTGATCAATATCTACTTCTACTTGTTCTATAGTTGTAGAGTCTTGTGCTGATGCATTTTCCAAAGCATCATTTGTATTGTTTTGCTCTTCACTCATGTTGTTGGTTTTGTGTTAATAATAATATAGTAAATATATTTAAAATAAACTTAATAAATTTACAATGAAAATTAAAAAAATGGCAATATATAGCTAACGGTAATTTATTTAAGTAAAGTTTATTTATTATTCCTTTCTATCATACTTATTTTTATTCTCCCTAGCTATTTGTAATTGCTTATCTGCTATTTCTTTTTGAGCTTGAATCTTTTCTCTTTCAATTTGATTTCTTGCAGATTCATTATTAGATCTGTTTACTTCTTTTTCTCTTTGTAAAGAGGTTTGCTCTTGATACTGTTCTGTATCTCTAATATCTCTCATAGCATCTTGATAATCAGATTGCATATTTTTATCAATATCTGCCATAGATCCATAACCAGCAGCTCTAATCTCAGCTATAAGAATATCTTTTTGTCTATCTTTTTCTGCTTCAGCAGCTACTGAATCAAGTTTCAGCTTTTCTTGTTCCTGATTAGCTTGTATTTGTTGCTGTTGCATTTCTTGCTGCTGTTGTTGTTCTTGTTGTTTCTGTTGTTGTTGTTTTTGCTCAGAAGCTTTAAGTACAGTATTTAAACCAGCAATACTATCTGATTGAATAACTTTTCCAAGATCATATATAGATGCCCCAGTAGTATTATTATTCATAGACAGTTGTTTTAATTGTTCTAAAACTGCTCTATGATTTGCAGTTGTAGTACAGAAAATATTTAAATCTCTCATTAAAAGATCTGTACCATTAATTTGAAAATTAACTTTTTCATCTAATGACGTGATATAAGTTAATCTTGCTGATGGTTTAGTTGAATGATAGAACTGTGCAAGGTCTGTTCTCATTTGATGTACTCTAGGCATTAGATAATCAGCATGCTGAATAAAGTACATTTCAGTTTGTGCATATGATGCACTAGCAGCTTGCTCTACACCTGTAGCAGTCATTTGTGATAATTGCTGTCCCATTCTTTGTGGATTAACACCAATTACTTCATAAGCTTGTTGTTTAAAATGATTTGCTAAATTAACTCTACCCATTAACCTATTAGTTTGAGATAAGTCTAACTTTTGAAAATGCTGAAAGTTTAGTGCATTTTCAGTATTTGTAATAGATGTATCTAAAGGTAGCATTCCAAAATCTTTCATTGCTACATAAGCTTTAGACAAATTACCTTTACCCCAATCTTCCCCTAATGAATGTTTAGGTAATGTATTTTGATCAAGCATAATAATAGTACCAAGTTCATCAACAAGAATATCTGCTATCTGGTTATTTACAATATTAAAACCTATCTGATATGGTTTCATTAAATCTATAAGTGCTGTTGACTTTGTATTTCTATCTGAAAATACAGCTCCTTCTACAGGAAGTTTACAACCATATAAACTAGAGTCCCCTTTAAATTGAAACTTTATAGGTCCTAAATGATTTTGATTAATACCTAAATACATAGGTGCAAAACCACCTGGATTATTCATACCCCAGTGACTTGGAATATTTGGTCCTATCTTAATCCCACCCCATGTTTGATTTATCCAAATCCAATCTATATGTTCACCAAATAATAAATTATCTTTACTTTTATTTTTAAATAATCTATCATCATAAATAGGCTTATCTGTTATTTTATAATCTTCTGTAATTATTTCATTAATAACTTCACCAGCCTCTGTAATTTTTACTAAGTGACCAAGCTTTCTTTGTGACTTCCAATATGCTTGAGTTACTCTTAACAATCCTGAGTCAGGATCATTTCCAAAGTTTTCACCACTTGTTATAATATCTGTTACAATATCCCCACCATCTCCTAAACCATTCTCACCCATAAAAGATGTATACTGTCTCATTGCCAATGAAGGCATGTTAGTATTCCATTCATGAGATTTTGTAGCATCATAGAAACTACCATCATTTTGTTGACCAGTAATATTATATCCTGCAGATCTAATTGGGTAAATCTCTTCTAATGCTTCATGCTGTTCTTCAGTCATTAAAAAACCATACTTATCAATAACATCTGCTGCAGTCATCATATCTGTTTTACCAACCCACTGTGCTTGTGACATGTATCTAGTCTCTGGTGATTTATGATAAAAAGTTAATACTGGATTCCAAAGTTCTACTTCATAATCATCTTCCATCATATGGAAATGCCAGAACTCTCTATCTGTAATTAACATATCACGGAAAGCTCTTTCTTCTAGTTCATCCATTCTAAATCTTTCTACATCAACTTTATGCTGGTGTTCTGCCCACTGCTCAATCATTGATCTGTAGTCTTTTTGAAAGAAAGATTCTATTTCTGGAAGCGTCTTAATATTTTCAGGTGACATTTGTTGCTGGGCTTCCTCAGAGTTTGGATCTAATCCTTGCTCTACCATTGCAGACATTATTTTTGTCTGAGCATCTGCCATTAATGTTTGTTCTACCTGAGCTCTTTTTTGCTCAAGCATTTCATTATATGAAAACTCATCAACAGCTCTATAAGTAAGTTTAGTAGATCTTTTAGCAAATTCTGCAGTAAGTACATTTACTACATTTGGTATAATAGGATAAAACCTTAGTTCTAAAGCTGACATGTCTTCAGTTAGAAGGTTGTCAATAATATCAACCATTTCATTATCTTCTTCTACAATGTAGTCTGTTCTATCAATTTGACCCTTTGCAAGCTTGTAGTTTTTCATTAACCTTCTTGCATTCCTACGAACTTGTTTTAAACCATTCCATTCAAGCCAGTCTAAATTCCATGCTGCCCATTCTTGGTTTTTATCTTTTTTAGGTAAAAATTGTAGCGGTTGGGTTAAGGTACCCATTCTATCTTGCTTAGCTTTAGCTCCTTTTCTTAATTGAAGTGCATTAAATACTTGCATATTTACTATTTAATATTTTTAAACGGTGAACGTTTAAATGAATTTGATTTACTCTTTTTACGTTTATTACCCATATTTCTAAACGGACTACTCTTTAATTTATATAAATTTTCTGACTTTTGCAAACTTTTAGCTGAATCATCTCTTATAGTTTGCTTAGCATATCCCCTATTAGATTCTTGTATTCTAACAAAAGATACAAGTGCTACAAATGATACTAATCTATCCACGTTAACTCCATCTGCATATTCTTGCATTTCTTTTATCAACATAGGATCAGGAATTCTTTCTATACCATATGTAGTTTTTACCACAGTTCCATCTTCTTTTGTTTCTTGATCAAGCTCTTCTCTTATAAACTCTATCCCATAACTAAGTAAATGAGACTTAAATAACGTTCCTGTATTTTTCCAACCATACTCCTGAAATACATTTGCATTAGCCCCAAGATCTTTTAAAAACATTATCTGACTTTTAGGAACTAAATATCTTTGTTTCTTTCTATGAATCATGTAGTTAATAAAAAGAGATATATTATTCTCAATAACTGTCCATGCATTATACCACTCTATTATTAGTTCTAATCTTTGATGTGTTTTTTTAATATCATCAAACCTTCCACACCATGCTGCTACTATTTTACTTTGTTCAATATAAGTTTCAGTTTCAGTTCCTGTTACTTTTGTAATTTCTACAGAATTTTTCATTACATAAATAGAACATAATGAATCTGAAGTAGTAGTCTTACCTTCTGCTACAGGGTCAATAGATGCATAATAAGTTCCAAAATCAGGTTTTTCTTTATTAGGTCTTTCCCAAACAACTAAACAACCTGTTTTATCTTCGGTTTTTTTATTGACTGGAAATTCACGTATTGGTTGTTTGTTACTTTTTGAAACAGATGGTTTACCAGTATCATCAGTACTAATATCTAAATACTCGTAACCATATTCTTTTTCTTCTATTCTTCTAGCTTGAGCATTTAATAAATGAGTAGGAAATACAGAAACAGATCTATTATCAAAAGCTTCTTTAATATTTCTTGGATGCTGAGATATTCTAAGCTGGTAGTCTTCTGGAGCTAAATCATCCTTCCATGTATTAAATTGATCCTGCAATGCTATAGTAGCTTCTTCTATTAATGAGTTACCGTATTGATCTATATGTGGTGGCATAGACCATTGTTCAGGAATAAATAAACCTGACATACCTACAGTTCCTTTATGGTCTATTAGATCAGTTTCTACAGCATAAATATCTTTAGATGTTGGATTAAGAATCATATCCTTGAGCGGATTACATTGTGATAAGTCACCTACGGATCCTGCTGCTATAAATAACCCTGTAGTAGTAAGTCCTGATCTCATTGCTGGTCTCATATACTCATATGTCTTATCCATTTTAGGTGCAATACCAGCTTCTTCATGAAAGAAGTATTTAACTGGACCACCTACACCATTTGTAGGATCTTTTTCAAATGACATACCTTGTATAGTTCCTTTTAAACCTACTTCATTTTTTCTATTGTTTTTCCTTACCTCAATTTTTTGCTGCCACATCATAACCTTCTTTGGATTCATGGGTCTAATCCATGCCGTGTGTTCATTTAAAAATGCTGCATACTCATCTAAAAACTTCCAGGAACCCTTTTCATTAATATAGTCTTTAAGACTAGCACCTATCTTAAGAGTAACCCCAGCTTCAAACCATTGCTGATTAATAAGCTTTGCCATATGATAATAAGAAGATGCTATCTGACGTTTCTTTAGTATGGCAACATGTTTATAGTTTAACTCTGCTAGCACTTCATATAGTGCCATATGGTATTGAGCATCTCTAATATCAGCAAATCCAAACTGCTGTATTTCCTTATTAAAAATTGGTAAGAAGTTTAACCACATATAGTAATCTCGTGGTATATACCAGATATTATCTTTAGATTTAAATATTACACCTTTTCTGCATTTTAACTTTTGATCATCCCAGTATTTAACAAAGTCCTTAGACTTAAATGCAGAAGTGCAATATACACCTGTATTTTTAAACTTAGTAGCTTCAGCATTAAATTCTAAAGATATTTTATTAAAACCATATTCTCCTGGTTTTTTAAAAAGGTTTCTTACAAAAGATGCAAAATCTTCTCTAGTATCAAAACTTGTACTAGTCCATACACCATTATCCCAGGTGGGTATATTTTCATATATAGTATTACTGATCATATCCTAAGCCATAACCACCTCTAACACTACTTTGCTGTTCTTCTTGTAAATCTTTAAAGGCCCCTTTAAAGGAAGATCTAATTGCTTCAAAATCTTTTGCTACAGCTCTTATTTGATTAATGTTACCATCTCTCCCATCTGTTATAGGTGTGTTAGCCATATATCTAGCCATATTATCTAATGCTTTTGATATACCATTATATGCCCTTGATGTTGGAGTTTCATACATTCTCTCACAAAATTTTAATGCAGAATGTATATCATCATCTTCAGTTGAAAACTCTGCCTCTACCTGCTCTAATATTAATGACTCTTTATCAACTTCTGGTGTATAAAAAAAAGGATTTAAGTCTGGGTTAGGACATGTCATATAAAATAAATACTGATAAACTTTTAAGTAGTCATCTGGATAATTCTCCATTATATCCTTTAATGCCTTAAGTGTATAGCAATGTTCTGTTGGGATTACAGTATCATTTTCTATATCAAATAGTCTAATTATCATGCGGTTTGTTTTATATGGTGTATAAGCATTAGTACTTCATCAATTAAATAATTTATAGGTATAACCTTAACATCTTTTACAATTGGCTCATTTTTATAATCCAGTTTTGAAATTGGGTAACCATGTTTATCTTCACCTTCTTTTTCAAAAGAGATATGATGTATAAATATTTTACCTGGTTTTAATTTAGGGTTATGTTTCAATATAATATACATATAAATACTGAGTTGTAAACTATAGTGGCTAAAGTTACAATCATCAAGATTTTGCAAAGGAGCACTCATTTTATCACTTATACCTTCCCAATTTTTATATGATTCTTTTTTAATTTCTTTATTTGTTTTATAATCAATAATATTTACCTTACCATTAATAACCTCAACTAAGTCAGCTTGTCCACATATACCTGCTGATCTTAAATAAACCATATGTTCTGGATAAACCCCTGGTTCTAATTTTTGCTTTGATGATAATTTTTTACCATCTTTTAAAGGTTCACATGGAAAAATTGGTAAGTAAACCCCTTCTTTTTCAATAGAGGAAAGAGAGCATAAATCAGATTCTCTTTGATTATGATAGAAACTACCTAAATCTGTAGCTCTTTTAGATTCTTTATTCCAAATATTTATAATTTCTTCAGGATCTATATTATACCATTTAGATTTTTTATTCTTAGTAACTTTTTGTGATACCTTTTTGGCATCAAACTTTTTCTTAAACTTTGAAATCAAAGATGTAACACTTGTCCATTTTATTTCAGAGTCATCTATACTAATATAAGTATGATCTTTTTCATTAAATAGTAATCTCATAGTTCTCCTAATTTATCTTCTTGTTTTTCAGTCATTATAGCTTTCCATTCTCCTAATGGACACTCTGTAGATAAAGCTCTTGTTTTAAAACCTAGTGAACAACCGCAGTTACTACAACATGGCTGAGTACCTGGTACTTCACATTTAGAACCTTCTAAATCTATCTCAGGACATTGTTTACATAGAACCATTCTTTTAGCCGCAACATCCTCAACAAAATCATCTCTTATGACTGAGTTCTTAATACCATCATAAATTTCTTTTCTATTATTCCAAATCTTTTTTAAGTTCATCTTTCTTTGACTTCTTGAATTTATCTTTTTTATCTCTTTCTTGGTTATGATGTATTAAACTATTATTAAGTAATTCTAATTTTTTTTCTATATTTTTTTTATTATAATAAGCCGAAAATGTAGAAGTATCATGATTTTGTAATGCTTTTGTATATCTTTTAATTGCCTTTTCCATTAGGTTAGGTCTAGATACAAAATGTCCAAGACCTTCAATATTTAATCTAATATGTGAAAGATTACTCAAAATACTTCTACATTCTTTGTAGTAAAAATCAACTAAATCCTCTACTAAATCTGGACTAACTTCTAAATCCTCTGATATCTCTTTGATAAAATTCTTACTCTTTTTTGGATTCATGAGCAAAAAATTTATAATCAAGTAATATACTTCCTTCTACCTGAATTTTTAAAATAGGATTTAATTTAATTATTTTTTTATTCTTAGAACTTCTAGTAATTAAATTATGCTTTTCAGATTTATTTAATGAATTCCTAACAGATTGAGGAGATTTAAAAATTGAATCATCTTCAACTGAGGCATCAGAACAAAAGTTACTTAGTTCAATAGGTTGATTAAAACTTAATAAAGTTAAACATTCAAGATCTGCATTACTTAATAAAATTTTATTTATATAGCAATAAGTTAAAATCTGATACTTAACAATATCCCATTTTTGCAACCTAACATTTTTACGTACTTGATTTACAAGTGCCATACTATGTTCTTTTTAACTTTGTTTTTTTAGGTGGTTTAGAAGATGTTTCTTTTTGATCTTCTTCTTTACTATCTTCTTCTTGCATAGCTGTCTGAGCCATAAGCATTTGCCATTGATATTGAAAGTTAGCTCTTTTAAATCTAGCTTCTTCAACATTAGTTAGAAGTTCTTCATATTTAAGTTGTGATTCTAAATATGGTACTGACGTATCATAAAATACTTTCATCTCCTCTTTTCTTTGTTCAAGTTCTTCTGGAGACAGATTTTCATTTGGATTTTCCATTGGTTTAAATTTTTATTTATAAACAAATATACAAATAAAGTTTAAACTATAGAGAGTTAAATAAGATTACCTGTTTTTAATAGTGAAATTTAATAGAGTTATTAAATAAAACTTTCTTGAAATATCTATTTCAATTCCAAATATATCTAATGAGGACACTCTAACTTTAATAACAAATTTATCCCATTGTTTATTATATGATTTCCAACCGTTTCTAAATTTCATAATTTTATATTTTACCTTCAGCTTCTACTTGCTGAACCATTTGAAAATGTATCTTAGCTATTCGATCTCTGCCTTCTTCAGATAAAAGATACTTATGGCAGTTATCTGAATTAGTCATAAAAAAGTTCTCTGATAGTATTGCAGGCATAGAAGTGTATTTAAGAACGTAAAAGTTTGATTCCTGATCTACATCTCCATCAGAGTATGTATCTGATCTCATATACTCTCCTTTAAACTCTCGTGCAGCCTTTTCAAACAATACTGTAGCAATATCATCAGATTTAGTCATCCCTACTGAAGTATACACACTCCATCCATTTGCAGACTCTTTATCAAAGCCATTAGCATGTACACTAACATATATGCACTTTTTTAGAGAAGCTTTAGCTAATCTATTAGCAGTATCTACTCTTTCTGTTAGACTAATGTCTTTTTGAGTATCTACGAGATTAATAGCATCTATACCATTAGCTTCACATTTAGCCATTAATCTATTTACTATAGCTCTATTAAATTCTCCTTCAAATAACTGTGTGCCATCTGGCCATACTGGAGATCTCTTTCCTGGTGTTTGATATACACCATCTATCATACCTCCATGACCATTATCAAAGATCCAAAGATACTTAGACTCTGTTTCATGAGGTGTAACTGATATATCAAACTCTGTCTTACAGTGAGGACATGTTATAATTTTTCCCATAACCATCTAATTAATGTAGGTAGAGTATACATTAGTATAAATACAAGACATATTGTTCCTAATGATATTACCCCATCTTATTTCTTATTTCTTATTCTAGTTAATTTATCAATAGAAGTTAATCCTAAAGATCCAAATGCAAATAATGCTACTGCATCTACCAGATACTCAGCTGGTTTAATATCACCATGAGTAAATGTATTTGCTACTAAGGAAGTTACTAATGCTAATACGCATAGTAAACCACCTAATCTTTTTGATGAGTAGTTTCCTGTTTCATCACTTAATAATTCTTTAAAAAATTTTTT